GGTTCTGGTGTAATACACATCCACTCCGTTTTCTTCTAAGATGCTTCCCACCGCCAATGTCAGTGCCAGCGCATCCTCACTTTCTTTTCTTCCATTATAGGTGGCCCCGGGGTTCGCACCACCGTGTATGGAAATACAGCTACTATTTTTGTATATAAAAAGAGGACTGCTTTCGCAATCCTCTTACCTCTTAATTAGGTGTAGATCTTCTGTGTCCTGAAACCTTAACTCCATCTTTTCTGACATATGGTTTTACAGGTACAATTTTTTGTGCTGTGTTCCTCGCACACTGGATTTGGTTTTAGCCATAAGCTACCTCCTTATTAACGAAGGAACAGCAACATCCAGCTGGCATAATGAGCCGTTCTGTTTACTAGTTGCTCTTTACAGGTTCCGGTCCGGGACCAACCCAGATGCGGAACGCTCTCTTACCATAATCTCTGGCATAAATCTTTGTGCCATCCTTTGTGGTAATGTAAGTACGAAAAATGTACATATAAATCCACTCCTTTCACAAGTTGCTCTTGCAAAAAGAGTGCCACTGTGATAAATTATAGGTGTCTAGATTATAATTTATACCAGCTGAGCAGTAGCAATACTTTTCAGCAAGAGCCAAGCATCTCGTGTGCTTGGTTTTTTCTATGTAAAAGCTTTTGCTTATTACATCGCTTTATGGTAATTATTATATTGAACTTGTGCAGCAGAAAAAGACATCCCACATTTTTCCGCAATCTCGGCAACGCTCATATCTTTCACCAGTTCATATGGTGCCATCAGTTCACCTGCAAAAACATTAGCCTGCCATTCCGGATCCATATAGGCAGGTACTTCCCCTCTTGCAAAGCTCACTCTCTCTGGAGTATGCAACAAAAAATGTCCCAGTTCATGGCAAAGTGTAAATCGATCTCTTGCATTTCCGTTTACTGCCCTATTATAGACATCTTCGCGAATTGACATTACCCCTTTTTTCGTGTGTGTGACCCCATAAGCATTTCCAAGTTCATCTACCGGAACGACCTCAAAGTCCAGCCCAAGCTCTGGTAAAACCCACTCGATGAATTGAAGTATCGGAAAATTTAATACCTCCTCCAATCCAAAAATATTTCTAAATTTCTTGGCCAACTGTCTTATTCGGTCTCTAGACATTGGTTCTACTGATACCTTTTGCATAAAACCTCCTACATTACATATTTAATAATCCTTTCCATGCTTTTTTAGCATCTTCATCCATTGAATCCAGCTTTCTTGCAAATGCAAACATCATGTCCCTGTCGTCCCGACTGAACGAGCTCACATTTATTATCGAACTTTCTCTGGCTTCATCTATGTATTCACATAATTCCTCTTTTTGCTCTTCATTTAAAGAATACATTGATGTAATTGATTCTTTCCATTCTTTTGGTGGTTTTGCCTTCCCATTCTCCACTTTAGACAAAAAAGCCGATGATACCTTAAGACGTTGTGCCATATCGTAGAGTAACTCGCCTTTGTCTATTCTTAGTTTTCGGCAAAACTTTCCGAAATTAGTCAGCATAACGTTCCCTCCTATATTTTGTTTTTTATCTTGCACTTATAGTTTAACTCGCGTTGTTGATTATGTCAACTAAATATTTTTAACCTTTTATGGTTAATTATTTTTTATCAAAAAAAGGATTGGTAAATGATAAGTTAGGTTACAAAGTATCATCACCAACCTTATACAGCGAAATCAAAACAGAAAATGATACATTATGTATAAGATGTTTAAAAAATGATAACCACTTCTACGAATTAGAAGTAAACGCCGATGCAATTAGATTTTATTCAGTTGTAGATGGTGTGTGGACTGAACTTTGGAAAAAATAAATTACGTTCATAAATAAATGGAATGTAATGCTACTTTTTCATTTATGTGTTCCACTCCAATGTATCTATAATAATAACCTTCAACTATTATATGTTGAAAGTTATTAAATTGCTTGCAACATTAATAATGGCATAATTTTACAAGATACACTACCTGTGACCATCCATCGGACATACAGCCTCTCTAGCGACCAAAATGTCGGCACACACGTTTCTGCATTTAAGGAACCACCTAGTCCACACATTCCAACTATTTTATATTTTGCGGAAATTGAGGAATCTAAATAATCACTGTACGAATAGGATGTTATTTCATTTACAGTTACCTCCCGATTCACTGTTATTTCTATAGAGTAGAATAAAAGTAACTTATCATTTAAACGAGAACAGGCGGAGAGTTTCCCAAGACTCTCCGCCAAGATAATGAAAATGTTTACATATAGGCTATTATTGTTTTATCACATAATAAATACAGCGTCAATAGATTATGCTGCAGTCAGATACTTCCGTGTATCCTTTCCGGCCAATCCGTCTGCAGGAATCTTGCAGGACTTCTGATATTTAAGGATTGCTGCTACGGTCTTCCGACCACAAATACCGTCGATGTCATCCTCCGTCAGCAGACCTGCTTCCATGAGTTCCCACTGCACCCACTTGACCGCATCACCACGGGATATGTATGTCTTAATGCCCATTTTGCGAGCCTGCGCAGGACTGGTCACAGTCATGGTAGGCTCTGCGTAAGGATTTGTTCCCTTCCAGGTTCCCGGCACTTTTACATCGTAGGTGTAATCCATATTCTTAAAAGTCAAGCCATATACCCATTTTTTCGCGGATACCTTGCTCATGACTGTACCATAGTTAATGCCCTTTGCTTCAATACACATAGGAACGCCATTAACCTTGCCGATATAAACACCTACGTGTCCGGATTTCCACAGGACGGTTCCTACTGCAAAATCATTGATCTTTGCAATCGGCATCCTGGTGTATGCCGTCTGATATAGTTGGTAGGAGCCGATGTTAAGCTGTCGGTAACCGGCAATCAGACCGGAGCAGTCCACATTGACCTTGCCGACCTGCCCCTTGCGCCGTGCTTTTGCCATATATGAGGTGGTGACAACCTTGGGATACATAGCGTGCATGGTGCTCATCTTGCGTTCTGTAAGCGCACCCTCTGGGATCTTGGCTCCGTAAAAATACGGGGTGCCAAGACGACCACGGGCATATTCTACCATTCCACTTCCTGTTTTCATTCCTCTTTCACCTCTTCCTTATCGGATCCGTTCATCTTTCCATCATCCAGCAGATCCTTCACTGCCTGGAACCACTTTTCTATAACGCTTTCTAAAAATTCGTCTGTGATAAAATACTGCAACCACGACGGTAATAGTCTTCGCGCCTGACTTACTACATACTTCATTTTCTGTTTTCCGGATCCGGATTCCCTGAATGCATGTTCTGCCTTCAGAAACAGGTGATACACATCCACTCTGATCTCATCAATCGTCTTATCGCGGATGTAAACCCATAAAAATTTTCCTACTACCAGTGCCGTCAGCACTGCCAAAATAATTACCATGATTGTACTTGTACTCATAACTCGTATCCTCCTTATATTAAAAATGCCTGCACTGCTGCCCACATCAGACCAGCAATTAAAAAGCCTATCACTGCTCCTACCACAGTATTAAATACTGTTCTCTTTGCATTACTCCACTCTTTCCCCGGAGCACGCTCCATGTCATCCACACGGCCATCCATTTTTTCAACCTTCTGATCAAGGCTGGAGACCGTCTCATTGGTGTGTTTTACTTCCTCCACCAGCTGAATCATCGTGTTTGACATCGTATGTATTTCTTCCGTCACTCTCTCCAACTTATCAATCCTATGAGTATTGGATTTTGATCTGGATTCTACCTCTGTAAGACGATGTTCCATTTCGGTTTCATTCATGCCGTACCTCACTCAAATATAAAAGCCGGTCACCTCCGGAAGGAAGTAATCGGCTCATGGCTCTTGGTTACTATGTTTTATTGTTTGGGACCGTCTCTCACTCTCATAGGCAGCCTCCTACTCTGCAGTCGCGGTCAGATCTGTCAGCTGGGTCTCCAGGGTGTTGATCTGGTCACGGAGAGCCTGTCGCTCTGCATGGACAGTCTCCATATCGTACTCGGTCTGCTCGCCGAGAAGTGTGTACTCATAGGTCTTGATTACCTTATAGTCACTGGCGGCGATCTGTGCTTTAAGACCATCAATCTGCGCAGTTAGCTGGCTGATCTGCTGCTGCCGTTCCTGCTCTGCAAGCTCCTCTTCGGTCGGTTCCGGTTGCACCGGTGCAACCGGCTCAACGTAGACGGAACCATCATCGGACAGCTCATACCAGCCGTCACCCTCCCTGAATAAAGTAGTGTATGCCGTATACTCACCGTTATCAAGCGGATATGTGCAATCTGCGTCCAGATAGAGGCGGAAGCCGTCAGTATTTACTGTGATGTTGTCTCCGGTGATCCGGATCACATGAGGGCTCTCCTCAGATACAATGACCTTTGAGACGGTCTCTTTATTTTTAAATTTTATGTAACCCATGCGGGCTCCTTTCTGGCGCTCTTGTGGCTGCGCCCGCCTTCTGATCTACTGCGCTAAATGATAAGTTAGCAAATCGCTTTGTTGCAAAAGAAGTATATAATTCACCTGTAGGTACAATTACACAAGGTGTTCATATATTAGACTTCGATATTCCCGAGGTAGAGGGATGTAAGCCACTTATGTACATCGCTAACACTCACGCCTGGTATAACAATCTCCAACCATTCGGAAACAGTAGCGGTATAATTGGTTCTGGAGCAACTAAACTTAATGTCTATTATTATGCAGCAACGGAGATTGCGGCTACTGGTGGTAGAGCTACTGCCATCATAATTTATGTACCAAATGCATAACGACTATACTATCCCTGTCGGCACAGCTCATATAACTCCAATGGTTAAATTCTGTATGGTTCAACTGGTATATATAATCTAGCGTTTGCTCCAACGGTACTCTAATGTGTAAGTTCCATCGCTTGCAATTGACCTAAAAGAGATTCTTTAGCTACAATTGATCCACCCCATGCATTATATACATCAACTGTAATAGATGTATTGGTTACATTTGTGATATAAATAGTACACATTGTTGTACCTTTAACCCAAACATGAGGATTTGAAACAAATCCATAAGACGTGACATCAATTGTAACGCTTTGCTTTGAGTTAATATTAATTGTCCCAGTAACTGTTACTGGAATCACTGACAATTTTTTTATAATATAATTATTACTTAACTTATCATTTACATCAGCAAATCCTTCCGCTACCGCCTTGGCATCTGGAACGTATCCGGTAGCCTTGGTAGCCAACAGATCAGCCTTGGATGTGATCATCTGCGCAAAAGCCGGTGCGGTCAAGTCCGCAAAAAACTTTTTAATCTTGCCAAAGACTGTCTTTACGCTCTCGCCCGTATCAATATTCTCGCGGTTCTCCGCCTCAGTAAACGCGATTTCTGAGTCTCCGATGTCTCCACTAAATCCCTTGGCCAAATAGATCCAGTTGAGCTTATCATCCCTCGGGGCTCCATCCGGTGCATCTTTAATTGCCAAATATGTACTGCCATTGTGATATACCGCATCCAGTCGCTCATATACGGTATTAGAGTTGTAATCTCCTTTGTAAGATATTCCGATCTTTCCGAGAGTTTTGTATCCCTCCGGTGCTGCCATAGTTCATTCCTCCTTATGCTACTTTCCAATACAAAACATTATCATCAACTACAAAATCCACACCCACGCCATCCTTCATATAAAGGTTCATTGTGGCTTCATCCAAGTAAAACTTGGGTTCCGTGATACTTGCATATGATTCTGCACGGTCTGCATCTATCTTGGCCTGTGCTGCAGATGTCGCTGCCGCTGTTGCCTGCTGTGTTGCTGTTTCTGCCTGCACTGTGATGTCTGCAAGATAGTTCGGCTGCAGTTTATCTGCAGTAATGCTGCCGTTCTTGATGTCCGCCTTTACTTTTCCATCATCTCCAATGGACCAGTAAACGGTATCCGAATCGAGAAATTCAAACTGCGTAATAAGTGCTGACAGATCTATGTACTGCTCTGTTCCATCTTTTAAGTAGATGATAAGTCGTTCCGTGCTGGGATCGTAGCCGAAGTTAATGGCAATCTGTGCCATTAAAGTGTGTAATACACTGGTTGATCCGGAATAATACGTAATCGTAATATCACCTGTATCCTGGTTCAGTTCAATACTCTTTACCAAACTATTGGCTTCCGTGATTGATAACTTGGTCAAGTCCAGCGTTATCACACGGTTATCAATCTCACTCACACCCTGACTTAACTTATTCAAATTCGTTTCATTCAACGGAGTGTTAATAGAGGGAGTGTTTTCCCAAACAGTAGGATTATACGCTTTCTGCATCCTGCTTCACCTCCTGCTCCGCAGCATCCCGATCTGCGATCTCCGCCAGCAACGCATCCCTGGCTTTCTGCTCCTGGCGTGTCAGCACCTCCTGCAGCGCCATACGCTTAACCTCCTCCGGCAAACCGGATCCGTCCACAAAGTTTGTAATTGCCTGACTAAATTCCTTGATTTCTAAATTGCTCATATGCTTTATTCCTCCGGTCCTAAATACTGTATAACAACGGTACTGCTGATACGCTGCGTACGCCACGCAACCACCACACCTTTATAATTCATATATCCGCTAACCCCCAGCGCTCTTACGCTGACCAGATCCACACTGGACAGCTTATTTACAATCGTCGCAGCACTGATCTTGTCCGCCTTGATCACACCGGAGGATGTCCAGTTGGCTACTTCCATGTAGTTTGCCTTTACAGTTCCGGCACTGATATAGTTGGCTTCTACCGTTCCTAAGCGGGCACTTACACCATTCAGGTCAGAGACTGTCACATGATCCGCTTCCAGGCTACCCACACGACCGCTTACGGCATTGAGAGAGTCTACTGTAGCCTTGGTAGCAATCAGGTTATTTAACTCCAGCTTGGTCACATTCAGCGTCTCGATTGTTGCATACTTACTGACCAATTCATCCGCATTTACCACACCGACCAGATCTATCCTTTCCGCCTTGATCAGTGCCTTATCCGGTGTCAGATTTATTTCTGCAATAAGATTATCTTTCGATACCTTTAATTCAACCTCTCCTGCTACCGCTTTTATCTCTGTAGATAAGTCATTTTCGATATCTTTCATTTCCAGCCGGGTCTCTTCCACTGTCCGGGTAAGGACATTCGACTTACCCTTCAATTGGATGATGGACTTCATGATGCCATTGACCTGTCCGGTCCTGTATTCCTCGCCCTCCGCCGTATAGCTGTCACGAAGTGCCTGTATGCCTTTTAATGTGCGCTGCAGGATATAGGTATAAATGGTCTCCCGAGTCGTGTGCAACAAGATGCCATCCCCTACCTCCAGGCAGGGATTGCCGCGGGCTTCCACCTGTGCTGGGCGGTACCATACAATACCGATTACACTCAGCACATTATCAGCTATTGATCGCAGGTCTTCCGCAGACTTGCCATACACCAAAAAGTTGTCCTCTATGATGTAACAGTTATTGCCGGTACCGGAGATAGCACCGATGTCGTTCTCTTCCTGCCGGATCTGCAACTTATCAATATGCTGGCAGATAAAATCCTCATACTGGCAGGAGATATAATTGCTTTTGGATACCTCCGTGGTGCCCAGCGGATCCGCGGGATACAGATCATCGGACGGATACAGATCATCCGCAGGATATAGCCCTTCGATCATCTGCTCCAGCACCACATACCGTAATTTTCCATTTCTGCCGATATGTCCAAAGCAGCCGTTGATTTCGCAGATGGCTTCGATTACCGTTTTCCCCGGGAGTTCTTCCGGATCGATAGTTTTTTCTACCACCATATCATCGTTAATTAGTGTGATTTCTTCCTGTTCCACTCCGGTATAATTGCAAAAGCTATCCCGGAACTGCCGAAGTGTCATCGGAAATGTCAGGCTGTTATACCAGCTGGACACCTCCGCTTTCAGAATGTCATACATAGCATCATAGGCCACAATATCCCGATATCTTCTATCTGCCGTTGGAACATCCGAATCCACTTTATAAACTCCCATCATAAAAGGAGCCTCTTCGGCTCCTTCCAATGTTACGGATACGGTTATCTTTTTTCCTGCAAGAGGTACTATTCGTTCCCTGACTCTCAGTTTAAAAGTGCTCGCCTCACACCTGCCAAAACTTAGTTCACTCTCTGAGCATAGTCTCTCAGTAAGCTCTGCACTTTCACCTTTCCAGTCATCTTCATTCAGTACACTCCCGTCACTACATTGTATCTGCATTCTTTTGGATACGGATGTATCATTATAAAAATCTTTATATTTATAATCTATCATTCCCTCTCCCTCTTAATACTCCTGGAACGCAACACGTAATGGCTTATACCATAATTTCATACCATTCCAACTTTTTGTCTCTACTGTATAATTTGGTACATACATTTCTCCCGATTTATATCCTCCGGTATTTACATCGAAATAAGTTACAATAACCTTTCTTTCCTTCTCCTTTATGTACGCTTTTTCCATTGCTTGTAGGAATTCTGTCATTTCCCATGCTTCCAGTGGAATCGTATTGAACTCAATTTTTGTTGTATAATGATCTGCAACTTCCCGGTATAAAATATTCAAACCATTTCTGTCAGAGTCCAGATCTGCACGCTGATCCGGACTCACCTTATAGGTCTCAATATCTACATACTTTGAAATATCAGTATCTCTCACTTTTAATAACCATGCCTGAAATGCCATCCTGCTGCCTCCTTATACATCCAGCAACAAGTAATTTCCAGTTGCCTTAAAGTACTCCCTGTTTACCTTTTTCAATAATTCCGCAAATTTCACGCCATTTATTTCTATCGTATTGCCAGAAGCTATGATTCTAATGATGGTCTCCAAAAGCGTAATGATCTTATCCAGCTTTTCCGCAGGAATAGTTCCTCCAGCTCCTGCCGCAGCCTGCGCTGCGCTCAGTGCCATTTTCTGTAACTTATCTTCCGGTGATACAATTTCTCCCTGATGCCTGTTATCACCGATCATGGCAAGCTGTGGCGTGTTAGCCTTGACATATGCACCATTCCACAATTTAGGTATCTGCGGTGAATCACTCGGCATTTCGAAGCCCCAGTCTTTTCCAACCAGATCTCCTGCCTTCTTTGCGACGCTTCCGATGCCATTTACTACATTGCGTAGTGTAGAATATATCAATGATATCATTGCATTCACACCGTCAATAATAAGATTACATACTCCCTTGATAGATCCCCATATTGCTTGCCAGATTCCATCCGTAATTTTCTGTAAGCCTTCCCATGCCTTTTTCCAGTTGCCTGTAAACACTCCGGTGAGGAAGTCCAACAGTCCTCCCAGTATTTTCATGGCTCCGGATATAATGTCTGACACGGTTGCAAATACGGTACTCATGATGTTTATCACAATGTCTGCCACCTGCTTGATTGTCGGTACCAGATACCCGATAATTGGTTTGATTACAGTACTCCACGCGGCTGCAAGAAAATCGCCTACTGAGCTGATCAGATCAAGAATATTGTCCCATAGTGGTCTGAGATTTTCTTCCCATAGTTCCTGTAACGCTTCCTTAGCATGGTTCAGTACCGGCATTGCAATATCATTCCACAGTTCTAAAACTGTCTTCTTGATATCATTCCAGGCATCTATAATATTTCCAAAAGTACTGCTTCCCTGAGACTCCCACCAGTCTGTGAGAGAACTACCAAGTCCTCCCACAATCTCTCCTACCAGCGAAGCACATTCTCCACCGAATTCAAACAGATCTGTGAGTGTACCTTCTATCAGATCCTGGTTGTCTTTCATCCACTGGGATGTGTGTTCTGTGGAAATCTCGAACCCCTCAGCAAAGATTGTTCCCAATGACATTCCAAATCCAGTACATCCAGTCAGAATATCATTGATTCCGTTTACAATATCAGGTCCTGCTTTATCCAGTGCTCCGAGCAGATTATTGTATGTCTGCTCATTGATATCCGTAAGATTTGTAAATCCATTCGCAATAGACTGGCTTACATCACTGCTCCAGGATTCTATCTTTTTACTGTTGCGCTCCAGATAACTTGCAATTCCGTCCAGTCCCAGATCTACTGCCTTGGCCGTAACAGCAATCTTATTTCCTATCTTGTTTCCAAGGTATCCCCCCAGCGGATCCATGATGGTCTCAATGTTTCTGACTGTAGTTTTGGCCAATGGATCCATCTGGGCCATGATTCTGGAGAAATTATTCTTCAGACTTCCGAAATCAATCTTTTTCAGACCATTGTTGAACTGATCTGCAAAATTTTTGACACCTGGAATCTTGAATGCATCTGAGAGTTTTTTCGAAATTTTATCCACACTGGCTTCAACTTCCTGCGTGGAAGTCTGTAAACCAGCGATATCTATTCCTGAAGATCCTCCGGATGCCGAAGAGGAATCTGTCTTCTGGGAGAGCAAATCCAATTCATCAGTTGGAAGTAATCCACCTAACTTTTTAGCTGCTTTTCCCGCGGCATTAATATTATCATTGATACCAGCAGACGCATCCTCCGCAGCCGCCATGCCTGTGGCTACATCATTACCCTTCTTCCCGGCAAATTTATCCGTAAATGCTTTAAATACATTCGCCAGCTGTACCAATTTTCCCATCAGGGTATTGATCACCTTGATTGCCGGTGTCAGGACGTTGATCAGTCCCTGACCGATTGCCGCCATAAAAGACTCAGTCTGCAGTTTCAGTATTCTGACCTGATTGGCCCAGCCATCAGAAGTCCGCATAAAGTCCCCGGATGCCGTCGCCAGTTTATTCTGAACAAAGGAATACCGTAGGGCTACCTTTTCTGCCTCCGACATAGCCGCAGTGGTCTTCCCATAGCCGTTGGCCATAGCATAGGCATCCAGTGCCGTCTGTGTCATGACGACACCAAGATCTTTCAGACTCTCTGTTTCTCCAGTGAATACCGATTTCAGCTTTGTATATGCTTCGTCCTGAGATATGTTATAAAAGGATGCCACATCTCCCGCCAGTCCTGTCAGGGTGGTAGACATATCATATGCCTGCTTCTCACCGAATCCGAAAGCCTTTGCCATAGCGCCAAAGGTTCCTGTGTACCTCTTGGCCATCGTCTCGGACAGTCCAAATGCAGTTGCGGCATTCTGCGCAAATTTATCTACCTGCTTCGACATTGCCGGGAATGTGACATCCACAACATTTTGTACTTCACTCAGATCCGATCCCAGTTCGATACACTTCTCACTGAAATCTACGAGTTTTTTTACAGCAAAAGCGGCAGCCAGTTTCTTACCTACTTTCGTAGCCAGGCTCTGGATGCCGCTCATCTGCTTATTAAAATCCTTTTTATTTACGACAAGATCTAATCCGATCTGTCCAACGCTTGTAGCTTCACTCATAACCAGCCTGCCTTCTAAGACAGGCACATCGGCACAGCGTCTTATAACTTCAACTCAAAAATCTTTTTACAGTCCTTATTTTTACAGCGGAAATAAATTCCCCTGCAATGTGCATCTTCCGTCTGCATTGCATTCACCGGATGTCCACAGTAAGGACACACTACTTTTTTCTTATCTACTTTTTCAATGTATATCGCCCCCTGCCAGAGAAATGAACGCATTCTTCAGTTGATCAAGGACTGCTGCCATATTATCAGGCGCTACCTTTTTTGCTCTGTTTGCACGCCATTCATTTCTGATTCTGTGCTGTTCTGGAGTAAAATGGTCTAAGATATCCTTATCCTCCTCTGCCCTGATTGCTACGATCCGTCCCAGCGGTGTCTCCGGTCCGATTCCGATAAGAAGATCCCTAAACTCATCCCACTTCATGGTATCAATTTCTTTCGACAGCCGTATCCCGTACTGCGCCTGGAAGGATGATACGATCAGACTGTAATCTCCGATCAGATCATAGTACGGGTCACTGCTCTCCCGGCTCTTCATCTCCCGTGATCAGGTCTACTGCTGCCATGATGATCGTCTGTAAATCCTTAAACTGGAGATTCAGTTTATCGATCTTTTTCCGATCCTTCTCATTGAAAATCAGTTCATATACCGTCAACACTTCTTTAGCTGATGTACCCTTCGAAAAAAGGCCCATGATCTTCAGTACAGTGGCTGCATCGGAATTGACTTCCATGGTGACATCCTTCACCTTCAATACCGGATTCTCATCAAAATTCAGTTTTTCTGTAATATCTACGATTTTCTTTGCCATAATAGCCTCCTGTTTTTATGCTGCTGTAGAAATCTCCGGTTTGCCGTTGCTCATAATATCAAACTCCAGAGGAGCCACGGCTGTAGAGTCTCCAGCGCCGATATTTTTCACGTTAATAACTGCCCCGTTAAATTTAACCACCGTTCCATCCGGGAACGTCCACTGGACATTTTTCTCTGCGGAGCGGCCGTTTACCCATGCAAGAGACGCTACAGCATCGTTACCGGCATCTCCGACGTTCCTTTTTGCAGTCACGGAAATCGTGACACCTTTACTGGTAAGCAGACGTCTTACCCATCCTTCTTCCGTAAAAGGATGCCATTCCTCTACTCCATTGTCGAAGGATACGCTGAATGTCTCACAGTCCGCAATATTAACCATATTTTTTTCAGCTCCGCTTTCCGCAGCATCGATCTGAAACTGGTTTTCATAACAGGGATATACTCCTGTAATAGGTGTACTCATTCTTTTTCACCTTTTCCTTTCTCATAAATAACAGCCATCTCTATGACCCATTCGCAGATACCGGCATCATCCTTTCCGACATCCTGGGGTTCATAGAGAGGCTGTATAAATTTTATCAACTCATCATTGGCCGTTACATTTCTTGCAGCCTTCACCGCATCAAATGCTGTCATGGCTGCCTTTTCTGATTCTCTTGGCGAATTATTCCAGTGAATCAACAGTGTGACATATTTTGTCCCATAAGATGCAAGCTGTGGTCCTCCTAATGCTGTCTTATACTCCTGCTGATGTTTGCTGTTATAAACACCGATGGACTTCTCCTGCTTGTCCGGCAGGCTTCCCATATATACATGGTCTGCCAGTTCAAGGGATTCCACATAATCCCGCACATCCGATAACATCATAATCCGGCAATCCTCCTGTATATTTGTTTGTATGCTTTCTGACAGTACTCTGATTTTTTCCCAGAGATCCAGTCCTCATACCATTCACCTCTTGCATTCGGGTTCTCCGTCTTCTGGAAATGATATTCCGGGTGAAAATAAAGCCGTCTTGCATAGGGTGTGCTTGATATGATACTGACTTTTCCCTGGCTGCTCTCCGAATAATCAACAAAAGTGCTCTCGTTTTGCAAATTGCCTGTATCCCTTGGGAACACCTGTGCCTGCACTACATTGGTATGTAATGCCTCAGCAGTCTGCTCTAAAGCCATCACCTGTGCTCTCGTCAATTGTTGGATCTTCGGAAAATTCAGCTTTACTGTGGAATTTACACTGATCATATCAGCAGTACCTCCGTATAGTTGACTGTTCCGTCCGGATTTCTCGCCTTACGCCCTTCTAGAATACTGCGCTTACCCCCAAATATCACAGCACTTCCTCCGGATATGACCGGAAGCTCCGGGCAAATATCTCCTGGAAACAATGCGGTTCCTGTAATCTCTATCAGTTTCTTCTCCGATGTCAGCACAGTCTTGGCTTTGTCCTGATAGTTACATTTTCCGGAATATTCCACCGGCTTCAATGGCTCCCCGTATTTGTTCAGTCCTTCCTGATCTATCGTAACCGAGATATCTGTCTTGCATAATCTTTTAGGCACCAGACACGGATATTTCATGGAATCACCTCGCAATTCTGCAACACAGACCCGTCTGTATCAGCAACGAATAGACATCCCGCTTCATGGCAATACCTTTTTCCATGAAAACATTCCAGGAACTTCCGAACTGTGCGGATACTCCATTAATGCTATAGCTGGATAAAATCGTATCGATTTCATCTGCATTCTCATATTCGAAATCTGCCTGCATGCAGACAACCTCTTTGATGGTCTCTTGTTGAAAAGCTGTCAGATGGTCGAATCCTGCTGCCACAATGCGGTTAAATGTCAGACTGTCAATATGCCGGGAGGCCTGACGAAGTGCTCTTTCAAGCTCTCCGTCAGGGATCACGCTGCCATTATAGGTATCTTTATATTCTTCTTTTCTTACATAAGGTTTGTAGGACATATGCCCTCCTTACTCCCCGGTGTACTCCGTGGTATCCACATCTACATAGACGCTATCCACTTTACCGTCACGACCATTCGGGAATACAAACGTGTCAGACAGAGATCTATTCTGGTACAGGTATCCGTCTCCTTCTGTATGTGTTCCGGGATTGAAATAATAGATAGAAGCAATCTTAGGAACCGTCTTACAGGTCTGTCCGCATGCCACCAGTACATTGATCTTATGAGCTCCGGTTACCGCTTCGATATTATGAGTGCTGTCTGCTGTAACTTTTTTCAGCGGAGCAAATCCACCCTCAGCAGGCTCCCAGTCGAAAGCATCATAGAAACGCTCATCGTCGATAACTTCCATGATGGGTACACCATCTATTTCCGTTACTCTTGTCTCGATGCCGATACCACCCTCAGCGATCTGTGTAAGTTCAATCTTACGGGTAAACTCAGTGGACTGCTCCAGTGCATCCATAATGGGACTGGCCACATACATAAGCAGGCTACCATTTGCCTTGTACCGTCTCAACTTACCTTTTGCAAGGATATCCTTCAGCATTCCGAATACCTTTGCCTTGGTATAAGCAGAAATAGCAGTCTCGCTGTGGTATCCATCTGTCTTCTGTGCCACCTGTGCCACACGGGAGAAGAACAGGGCATCTGTCTCAGGCACTACCTGAGTCTGTTCGAAGGTTTTGGAGATATTCTGCATGGATGCAGTTGCATTTGTCTCATCCACATCTGCCTTGTCTACCAGGAACTGAACATCTCTGTCATGGGTTACCGTAAAAGGAACATCTGTCTGATCAAAGGATCCCATGTTCCAACCACCGGTTCTCTTGTGATTCTTATAACCGGTTGTGCTCATCTGTGTAAAGTGGAATGTCTTCGCATCCAGCCATCTTACATTAGATGTAATAAATGGAGACGTTAACGCTCCCTGCATCAGAATCTGCAGGAGTTCATGACTCCACTGCTGTGCATAGTTTAAATTAGGCATATCTCATACCTTCCTTTCCTTAGTTCCACCGATTCCATCTTTTGGTCGGTGTCGGTGTCTGTTGTACGGTGGCCTGCTGTGTATGCTGCGAAGGATCTCCGCCTGTCCCTACATGAAGGAAACCGGTAGTATCTGTCTCCTGCGGTTTTAATGCAGGAATGTCCTCCAGCACCTTATTCAGGGCTTCCGTAAGTTTCTCGTTACTGATCTTTCCATCCTGTCCTACTGTCTGGCTGAAATCTGCCATCTTCAGTACATAGGGAATGGATGTTACACTGATTCCCAGTCCGACTGCTGCCATCGTCGCTGCCTGCTGGATCTGTGCCTGTCTTGCCTCGGCTGCTGCGGTTGCAGCCTGCTGTTGCAATGCTTCCACATTCGGCTGATTTGCCGCCTTCTGTTCCTTGAAGGTTGCTATAGCCTGTTCCACCTCCTGTTGGGAAAGTCCCTGCTGCTTGAAATAGGCTTTCAATGCCGTATCTTCTTTTGCCGCAAGTGTTCCATCCAACATCTGCTGGATTTTCCCATAGTCAATCTGCGGTGCTGCATTCTGCTGTGACTGCTGATTAGTCTGTTCACCTTCCAGTGCTCCGCCCTGGCTTCCATCGGGGTCTAAGAATCTTCTTACTGTCTTGTAAAACATAACTTGCTCCTTTCCATTTTGAGGGTGTCACCCTTACTGCGATCCATTGTCTTCGGTGTCTCCGGCCACGCTGCAGTTTATTGCCTTGCTCGTGTTTGGGCATAAAAAAACACGCCGTGAAGCGTGTTGATTCCAGATGATTTGTTGCACCGGTGCAATTTTCTTTTTTCGAGTTAAAAATACCACCAATCTACTGACCGGTGGCTTCATGTTCTTTTACCATTCTTCGCAAACGTTCTTTATACTCCTCATAGCTTTTATCTTTTCCGATAAGGAATGCTGCATCTCCCATTTTTTCAGAAAATGATAACACTTTCCTGCGCAGTTCCTGCAGTTCCTCATCGTTTTTCATTTTTTCAATAAATTCTTTTTTGAACATAATTACCTCTTCAGCACTTTCATAAATGCTTCATACACCTCTGGCAATTCGCTTTTTATGAATTCCACTGTTGCATCATCTGACCGATACAATGCAGCATATATATCCGCAAATATCTCCGACTCCGCATATCCTGGTTTACCTATATACTGTGATTCATGTCCATATGCCCCAGTAATTACATTATCTGTCATGCATGACATAATATCACTGATGAAGTAATTGTACTCTAAATCACCATTTTCGGCAAGTCTCTGCTGATACTTCTCCTTTTCTTGCAACACTCTTTTTTCTGTATTCTTTATTGACTCCACAAATTCAGTATACATTGGGCTACCATACTCATTATGATCAATTCTATGCGCTATTTCATGAGCCAGTACATCTTTGTAATTTTCCTCATCATATAAAGGATGGTTCGGATTGATAAGTATTATATCCGTATCCGGATCATACGAAAATGCATATTCTGACAGTTCAGTTATCTTAATGCACTCATCTTTTGTGTATTGATCCATTAAATCTATCATAATCTGCGGAGTATCCGATCTCGGTACTTTCACCTCATCAGGAACTTTATACCGGACTTCTGTTTCCTGACTCCATTCTTTTTCCTTCTCATAATACTTGCTTTTATTCTCAGGATCCAGTGAAAATGATGCTAATCTATGGAATTTTTTCTCCTGTCTCTCCGCATATTGCTGTCTTGCCTCCTGTCTGTTCTGCTCCTCTATATCTTCTATATCCTTTTTGCTGTATTCATTATCCAAATCTTCCAGTTCTGGAAAATAGGTTGTATGGCTATCCTTACACCGGGGATGATAAAGCCCCGCTTCTATTGCCGCGCTCATCAGGGGATATGGTCCGTCCTTGGCGCTTCCACCGCTCCATACATCATCGATCAGTATCTTACCAACAAACGGTAAGCACTTTGGGCAGGGATTTCCACGTTTATTCATGATCACCGTGGATATTCCCCATTCCTGCCTTTTCTGCCCTTCCCCTTGCAGGTACGCACGCTTACTGGCTGTCCGGATTGCCATATCTGCATAGTCTGCTAAGGTATGTCTGGCTCCATTGGTATATTCCACACAGTTGAGACCAGCGGCAATGAAATCCTTTGTAGCCATGTCCACCGCCTTCTCGTAGGTCCCGGCTCCGCTGTTTGCATATACCTGTGCATTGAAGATAACCTTACGGTACTGGTCATTTGCCATGCGCAGTACTGCTGTCTCAGCCTTTTCCATGTCTGATGTGGTCACCCGGATCAGTGCCTCCAACTTCCTCTGGTTCAACCTGAAGAATGCCGCCGATGCTCCCGGACTTACTCTTCTTGCCGGGAAGCCTTTTTTTATAGCCTCCAGTATGGCTATCTCCTGATCCATATCTCCTTCATCCCTGGCAGTACTGATCAGTGCTTCGATTCGGTTATTGATATCCTTGAATTTCGCACCGAACCGCTCCTGATTCTCTTTTCTGTACTTTTCCAGTGCCCGGAGCTGCTCCGTCTGCCACATGGACCATTGCTTGTCCTCATCGATTTCCTCAATCTTATGTCTTCGCATATTCCGGATCATGGAAGCAATAAGTTCATTCTCAACAGCTTCGAATGCAGCTCCGATGTCATATTCTGAATTTATCTTAGGCATCTAATCACCTGCCGTTTGCATATACCTTGAATCCCTGGCTTCTGAACTGTCTGGTCAATGTCTTGATCTGCGTGACGCTGGTACAATGATCACAACGAAGTTCCGCATAATTACCTTTTTCCACTGCATAGATTCCTTTCGGAACCTGCTCACTGGCCACCTTCAGAAGCCCCTGGTATTCCTCCCGGTTCATCCGGTATGTTTTTTTCGCTACTTTTACTTCCATCACTGCCTCCTGTAAATCCGTTTATCCTGAATTCTCCTGCATCCGTCCTGATCTCCGGCTCCATAATACTCTGAATACCCTGTTCTGCCTTGAGCCTTGCAATTTCTTCTTTTTTGCAGTTATCATCCAGACTGTCACCATACAATTCCTCCACACAGCGCTCAATGCTCATGATTCCGCTCTGCTTTGCCTTACCAACTGTTTCAACCTGAGACTCAAATGAAGGATTGGCATATTCTCCAAATGGGAGATTTACCTCTACACTTTCCACTGCCTCATTCTTCATCAGGTGATATGCGTTGATACACATGGATACTACCTGCGGCAATACTGTCTGAAGAGTTTCCACGATAATATTTCTTGTGTACAGCGTTGTTTTTTCCTTTTCACGCTGTGCTTCTGCATTATCAAGTTTTTTTACATCAATCCCCAGTGTAGAAGGACTAATAATCCCCTGCAGGCAAAGGTCCAGAGCCGTACAGTAGGAAGCCTGATAGCTGTCATGAGGAATGCTCGGCTGGTCTGTACTGATTACGTTTTTCTGCCCTTCGCGCTGATCTCCTTCTGCTGCAAAATATCTGTTATCGAACGGATTCGGTGTTATCGCAGCTCCTGTTTCCGGATTCCTCGGGACCAGACAGTCCGGAATATATGTTTTGGCTCTTCCTGCTCTCAGCGCATCCATCCACTGACTCCATACTTCATCCAGCGCATCATAGCTGTCCACCTTTCCGTCAAAGATGCTTCCGCCACGTCCTTCATATTTTGCCGACTTGTAGAACATCATAGGCACCGCCATCATAACACTTTTATCGAAGGTCACGTCTTCCAGTAAACCGGTTATCTGTAATGTAGTCAGCGGAACCTGTCTGTTATCCAGATACAGTTCGTTCTTTACATACCCATATCCGTATATCTCATTGAGCACATATGTCTTTCCTCCTCCGCTGTAGGGTGTCTTAAATATCACTTCCCGGACCTTGTCCTTTTTCCGGATAATTTCGACACGATCCCCAGCATACCATTCTAAAATCGGATACTCACTGACTTCTGTATCAATGGACACTTTAAAAGCCCCGTCTCCGATATACAGCGCTTCTTTGATTGCATCCTCTACCTTGTCGGCAAAGTTATTATTCTCAGGCTTTGCAATGTCTTTCCATATCTGTTTCTGCTTTTCGTTCTCTGAGGAAAATTCAAATTCCCCCATATCCGGAAGGACTACTGCTGCCAGAGTTCTCACTGTAAGCGCCGGAAGACCTGTGTGGATCTTGCGCATTTCCATCCCCGGTGTACTCTTGCTGGACCAGAATTTATATTTATCTGCATATTCTGCGTTCTGCTCATAGAACTGCTCCAGTTCATTGCTGTCACCGCGATACCAGATGCGGTTTCTGATTGCGTTCCCCTCGAAATCCATCATCTCATTGATATTGAACACATACGGATTCGCCTGAGAAACATTCAGCCAGCTCCGTATGCCTCTTTTGATATTCTCATTTATCTTTTCCATCAGGTTCACCTCTGTTTATCCTCCTCGAATCCGATCATATTCCGGTATGGAATCCATCCGTACTGGTTTGCATTGATCGTATGGTCGTTCTTATCCTCCGGTACCGGAACATCCTCTTCCTCATCCCAGGAATAACGTTCCAACTCTGAGATATGGTTTGTACAATCCTCAACTACCAGATAACAGTCCTGCTGGATCCATCCCAGCTGTAAATTGATACGGTCCAATATTGTTACCTTCTTGTAGGACTCAATGAAATTATAAAGGCACCCATGCAGGCGCTTATACTTCCGAAGTTCTGTTATTGTCGCCGCATCTGCGCAGTCAATAAAAGACTCTTTTGCAAATCCCCATTCCGATCTGCATCTATCCAGAAAAGCTATAAACTTTACCGCTGTGTCAGAAGGAGCCAGCGGTATACTGAGATCAGCATTGCTATATACCTTCTCAGCCAGCGTGATCAGCTTGCGGTCATCCGTAATTCCCTGGAAGATCATTGCAATAGTATCCGGAGATTTTGAGGAATATGATGTATCCAGTCCAGCTGTAAACTTTCTGAAACGGATATTCCCATCTGCAATCTGTTTCTTCACCCACGCAGCAGTAACAACATGTTTCTTTCTGATAAAGTTGGAGAATACCAACCCTGTCGCTTTTCCGCGGAGACCCTGAATCTTGTTTTTCCAAATCTTGGTGCCCTTCGGTGTGTTTTGCAGGATCATCTGAAGCTTATCCGGCGAAAGGCCTGCATTGTCTTTAAATGAAAAGAACCAATGGATCCATCCGTCCTTTGGCTCTTCTTTCAGTTCCTCTATGATTTCCTGCGGGGTCTCATCCTTCCATTCCGGAAGAGGCCGCGCACAGTTGATATATTCTTTGTACACCGGCAGTCCCGGATCGTCCGGGTTCAGTGTTGCCATCAGATAATCACATCGCATGGATGCTTCTCTGACAAAATCTATATCCGCGGTATTTACTTCATCTATGTACAGACAGCCATATTGTCCACCCAGGGCCTTCTTCCACTTTTTCTTGTTACCGTAGCCCAGCACATAAATTACTTTATCCCCCTTGCCAGTATGCAGAATCAGATGTGGAATCTTATCGTCTTTGGTTCCGCTGCCGTTATACTCCACCAGGATCCCGAAATCATCCAATATACCAAGGTCCTTGTTGATGATGTTCTTCTCAGCAGTTCCAGTGTCATCCGCCGCAATGATATGCAGCTTCTTGGGGCTTTCCGCCACCTTAAGCATAAACTTGAAGATTCCTACCGTTGTTTTACCTGCCGCCGTGGTTCCTTCCAGGAATTCCACCGGAGCATCGCATTTCAGGAATGCTTTGTATTTCTCTGACAGCAGGAGCTTACTTACGCTCATTACCCATCACCACGCATCTGTCTGATCAGGTCATCCAGTTTACTCTGTTCAGACTTGAGTTCTCCGGAGATCTGGACATCCTGTTTATCTCTCCATTTATCCGGTTTTCGGTTCTTCAACCAGAATATCTGGGCTGTGGTATCCGGCTCTACTTCTTTTACTTTTCGTTCCACAAGCATTTCTTTTGTTTTGGGGAACTTCTCTCTTACAAGCATCAGCTCATCATCTGTTGCCTCCGGATGCTCCAGTTTGTAGCGATTCATATATTCAAATATCTTTTGACTATATTCTTCCTGCTCCATCGGAACGCTTACATATTTATCTTCTGTATACCGATATCCCAGTGCCCTTTTCAAGAGCGCATTTTCCACTTGCAGGTCCACAACTTCCTTTCCCCTTTTTAGGGTGTCCGAAATGTCCGGATACAATTTTTTCCATTCATTTAATGTAGACCTGGAAATCCCCATGTTACCAGCGATCTGCTCTTCTGTTAGCCCATCCCTTGTCCATCCTTCCAGCTTTAGTAAGCCTTCCGGTGTCAGCCAACATTTATATTTGCCCTTTGCCATCCGCTCACCATCTCTCTAAAGTTGCACCGGTGCAACTCCACGAAAAAAGGCAACGCAGATACCTGCATTGCCCTGTCACTAATTTATCACGATACTATATTATCACATTTGACATGCGAAATCATGCCATCTTTTACTTTAACTCCCCAATATACCTTCCAATCTGTTCTATAGTCTTAAAAACTATCCTCTTCATTTGTCTCTCACTGTATGAGGCACCACCGATTTTTAGGTAGGGAATCGGTGCTCTGAGACCTTTACTCCAGTACCTGATCCGGATTACCTTCTGTTCTTCTGGTCGAAGAGAATTATATACAAATTCCACTGCCTCAATCTCTTTCTTGATCCGTTCATGGTATACGGATGTCATCTTCAAGGCTTTTGCTTCTGTGACAGACTGCGCCTTGTCTCTTTCCCTGGCAGGATCCGACGGACGACTGCTGCCTCCCGCCGGTGATGCCATAATGTCCGATATGTACTCCTCATATTCTTTCTTTCGTTGGGGATACCGTAATAATATAGTTTCGATAATCCTCCAGCTTGCTCTGTTAATTCTTTGCATTAATACGTTCTCCTTTCAAATATTGTTATTTATACTGTAGCCACTCTCAACCTAAAAATAGATCTCATACACTCCTGATCCTCCGCAACATAATGTTGTCCAGCCGTGCTCCGGTCTTTGTGACCAAGATAATGTCCAGCATCCCATATGGTACCGCCACGCTTGCAGATATTCGTAGCCATGGTTTTTCTAAAGAGATGGGGATATACCCGGCGTTCAACCTCTGCCCTGTTGGCAATACTCTTAAGTGCACTACGGATCCCGGCATCCGACAATCGGTTATACTTCCCGTCAGCACACCTCTCGGACACGAACAAAGGATCCCGACTGTTAATACTGCAGCCACGCTCCTGGATGTACTCCCCGAGGTACTTAAGTGCAATATCATCAAGGTATACAGTCCGGTAGGTACGGGTCTTTTGTCCATACACTGACACGGATCCGGCACGCCAGTCTATGTCATTCACGTTGAGCCGCTCCGCTTCGCCTACTCTTATAGCGGTGCTCCGCAGCAGTTCCATCATAGCGCGGTCGCGCTTGCGGGTACATCCTGTTTTAAGTTCCTCGTACTCCTGCGCTTCCATGTGATCTACCGGCTTCTGAATCTCCGGGTAAATTTCAACGCTTTCCACAGGATTCTCCATCACAATCTTGCTTTTACGCATCCATGTAAAAAATGCACTGAGGTGCCGCCGTTGGTTATTCAGTGAGGTATTGCTGTTGCACCCTTTAATGCTATTAAGCCAGCCCTCTACATCCATACTGGTAATCCGGGTAAGCGGTTTTTGACAGTAATCTGTAAGCCGCCGTACTGCATCCGTATACTGCCTGACGGTCTTGTCTGACAGCTTTGACGCCTTTTTAAGCATAAAGAGATCCATAATATATTCGTTGGTGTTATCCACTGTAGCAAGCTCTGTCTCCGGTGCATCCACCTCTACCTTGGTCAGCTCATCTGTAAGCACCACTCCAAGCAGATCCAGTTCCTGACTATCCAGATGATAGCGCATTTTCAGCATGATGTTGTTCTTAACCTGTTCCTTAATGTCCATATCCGTAACCCTCCACAAATTCCTTGCCTGGGGATCACCGGTGTGGTATAATACTCCCAAGCATGAGAGCGGTACAGTCTACTTTGGTCGGTGGGTGTACCGCTGTTTTTATGTAACAGTAACCATTGACAGATATTTCCAGTCATGGTATTATTTGTTTGTGTAGAACAAATGTTCTGTATTCGTGGGTTTGTCCCGGTGCAGGACATTTTGTTTTATCTGGGATCTATTGCATCCAAGCAGGCGTTCCAGCCGTCCATTGTGCCACCGACATAATCTCTGCCAAGATCATCTGCATCTGTCATTTCTGTTTCACGTTTTGGCAATTCCCGAAGTGGGCACCAATCCGGTTTATCCTTTTCACTGGAGTTTATTACATCGGTCACATCCCGAAATCTGCTTGCAGTACAAATCATGTTATCCTGCTCATGTTTTATCCTTAATAGGCTGCATGCTATACATTTGCTTGGCATGTCCATCACTAAAACTGCTTTTACTGTGCCTAACTCTATCCCATCGTCCGTCAATTCTCTGCCACACAGCGGGCAGTTTTTAATTTTTATTGCTCCCATCGGCTCATTTTCGCTATTGGCAAAAAGCATATAGTTTTCTGCTCCCAGCCTAATAGTTCCATGTTTGCCGCTTACATTTGCATACTTCTCGCAAAAATCACACATTTCCGCTCTCCTTCATTAACTTTCAGTTTAACAATTCATATTTTTTATTGAATACATCAGGTTTACATGGATAAAACTCCCCTCTTAAACCTTTGATAATATAATCATTTCTGTTAGCAACCATATCTCCTTCTAATGTGTGAATAATTAACTTTTCATGTGGTATTCCTTTTCCGACTTTCCACGCGCTATCTTCCACTGAATACGTGCAACTATTTCCGCAAAACATTTCTACTTCTTTTGTATTACCAGTCCATTGAATTTCTTCGATTTTACACGGTTTTGTTCTATATTTTGCCATTACTTTACCTCCACTAAATCCTAATTTTTCAGTTTAGTAATTATATTCTATGGTTCTGTCCAGCTTAAGTTGTCCTTTCATCATTAGCTTTGCTTCAAATAATTTATCAACAAGGACATCAATACTCTTAATATCTGTAAAAACAAGCAATGTATCATCATCTTCTTGCACAAAATTATCAACTTTGTGAGTACCCTTATTTTGGAGCACAACGCAACACCTTTGCCTATCTTCTTGACATAATGCAGTCAGTAAAATATCTCCCGTTCCAAATCTTGCTATAGCTTTTCCCTCTATCATTTCAATCATCCTTTCTCCACTAAATCCTAATTTTGTGCAAAATCCAGAAAAAATTCCTTGGGTGTCTGACCAGTGTATTTATATGCCCTATCGTCAATGTATACCTGCGCCGGTATTTTCCTATTCGTGATTCCAACAACAGAACAGTCCTTATAAAATTCCGTGCTGTAATCCAATACTTTTGCGTCGATAGCAAATCCTTGCTTATCCCACCATTCTTTAATCTGCCAGGGATTTCTTGTTGAAATAATCACACAAGGAATATGAACTGACTGCAATAAAAGTATTAAATCCATTACATCTAAATTTGCATCGTCGTAAATGCTTCCGTCCTTCCATCCATTTCTATACTTATGGATCACTCCATCAAAATCAAATGCAACGGCATGACCTTCTTTTAAATTTACTTGGTATGATACTTTTTCCATATTTTCCATTTCCTCCACTAAAATCCTAAGTTAGTTATCGTCGTCACCTACGTATATTGCCAAGCATCCCATTGCATCTGACAAAAATTCCATGTCCTCCTCATCGGTGCCGACCCGTTCTTCTGGGTACCTGCTTCCGCAATACGGACAACATATCCTCTGACCTTTAGTATTTGCTTTTTCTACCGCCGCTCTTCCCGCTATGAATTCATCACCGCAGGAGCCACAGTGAAACTTTACCAAATCATCTGCATACATTCCTTTTTCCCATCTGTCATCTCGATACATTACATCTCCTCCATTCCTAAGTTACCATCCGATGATACAGTATCCCGGCATCAGTCCATATTCCGGTACATCCCGGAGCACATACATTACTTTACGTGCTTCCATTCTTCCAGTATACTGGCCATCGCTCCATTCTCGCAGGATCAGTATGTCTCCCGGCTGTATATTGTCCTCATCCTTGCGGAGCTCGAAGTTTTTTCTCTCATTCCTCACTGTCTGGAAGTACTTCGGCAGGATTTTCTTCTCCACTGTCTTCATTCTTCTTTTTCCTCTTCTTTCGGTATTTTTCCGGATCATAGTCCGGATTGAAGGAGCTGCGTGTCATTGATATGCTCTCTTTCCGCTGGTCCTTTGCGTATGATCTACGCATGGTCTCTATTTCCGGATCCTGGTTCTCCAACCCCATTGTCAGGAGATCTCCGTAGGAAAAGCTCCGGCGGAATCCGGTCTTTTTATCCATGGTTAATACTATTCTTGGATAAATTTCTATAATTTCGTATTCCCTAAGTGGCTTTCCCCATCTCCCTGGATCCTCTTCGTTTTCTTTTATTTTTATAACATCCCCGATATGTACATTATTGATTCGCGGCGCAGGATCCGGTAGAAGATTGCCGTCCCAGTCCTTATACTGCATTGTTGTCTCCTTCCTGGACGGCTGCTGCCTCTTGGTATCAGCGGCCGCCCCGTGGCTATGTCTATAGTTATCGTGAGTACACTCCAAAAGGTCTATTCTTTTATTACACCGGACAGATTTGTATATACATTATTTCCATTTGCTGTAGGTCAGGGCATCCTCCGACCAGTCCGGGTAATGATCCTGCAGGTACTGCCTAAACATCTGCAGCATTTCTTCCCGCCGGCCCTTATTGCCGTTATCCAGCATCTCATGATGACTGACGCAGCCTTGTGCACCATTCTGCGGGATCCCGAGACCACCGTGGGATCTCGGGATATAGTGCATGATGCTCAGTGATTCCGGACCTGACCAGGTAACGTCTTCCATGTGGTATTGCATCCGGCAGAAAATACACTGGTTGCGATCACGTTCTTTGATAATCCGTCTGGATGAGGCATTAAACTCCCTCGCTCTCGCCTGTTTCGATCTCTTCGGCATCCTGTCTGCCTCCTTTTCTGAGTTCTTCCAGTCTATCCAGGTATCCGGAGATATCTTTCACCTGCACTCGCGCCGCGCTGATCAGATCCATCTCTGCGTAACGTACCAGATTATCCACTGCTCCACGGATGGACTGGAGATAAGCTGTGCGCTGGTCTCCTTTAGATGGGCAATATTGCGGAAAGTCATTTTCGAGATCTGTCTGTCCCGGTACCTGCTCTTCCGTACCCATGGTGTCGGTATTCTGTTTCTGTTCAGATTCCCCGGAGCATGAGTCAGTTACCTGTGTTTCCGGCTCTTCCGGTGCCGGATCCGGTGCAGCTCCCGGGATGGTCATCTGCTCCGGCTTCTTTTCCGGATCCTTGGGCTTTTTCTTCGGTTCCGTGTTTGCTTTGGTCACACGGGATTCCTTACGCTTTTCCGGTTTCTTTTCTTTCGGAGAGTCGGTCGGTTGCACCGGTGCAATTTCCGGTTCTTCCGGAGTCAGGTCCTCGCCATATAACATCTTGTACCGCTCCTCAGGACTGCTGCCTCCATCTACGAGTGACCGTACTGCAAGGCATATCTGATCTTCTGTGTATTTACTCCGCTCCAGCGTCTTCAAATTCACGATGGTAGCTCCATCGGAATTAACAATGATCTGCGTGCGGCGCTCTCCCGGAATCCTGACGGTGTAGACCGCATCTCCCTGTGGAATCAGCACATCCATGATCTCTGCATTATTTCTGTTTCCACTTGCTGTTTCCATAAAGCATACCATCCACAGCTTCCGGAAGAGCTCTTCCTGCTCCTTTCCAAGCTGCCAGAGGTTACGCTGTAACGGCGTACCCTCCGGCGGAAGCATCAGCTTGTCCGTGACGGCTGCTGCCTCTGCCTTCTCAATCTCAACCTCGATGTCTGACACCTGTCTCTCCGCATCTACCTCATCCTTGATGGCCTGGATCTCTGTTTTTGACAGATTCGGTGTCAGCGCCTCATTGATGGCATCCGGGATGCTGAGCATTATGGTTAATTTGGCAAAACCGAAATCTTTATATTGATCTTTTAACACGTGGCTGTTGCCGTCCACGGAGAAATTTTGCACAATGCGTATGTATCGTGACACTGTCCCAGGATCTAACTGATAGCGTCTCTTGGCAAAATCCTGGTAGTCTGTATACTCCGAATCTTGCAATATATCCGTATCCCTTGCCATTTTGAGGATATATCCCATCTCCATAAATCCCTCTCTTATCTTATTGGCCGTTCTGTCTGCTGCCGCCTCAAAATCTTTATATCCTGCAAATGCAAGTACCTCTGTACTCTCTGTCTTTATCAATTTTTCCATTATTTGCCTCCTTCTATGAATCTTTTCTCCGTCTCTGAATATATTTCCCCTCTGTACAATCTGTTCATCGTATCAGTATCACCATCAAATACCTTCGGGATCACTCCGCCGTCATATACTTTCACTATATTGCTGAGGCGTATTGTAATTGGTTCATATCTAGCTCCTGTACGGACAGATAACGTTTCATTTTTGATTTCATCAATCATTACATGCGCCCACTTTTTTGTTTCGGAATCGCAAAATCGAATCAGATATATCTTTCCTTCTGTCACTGTTATTTTTCTGATTTTCCCTTGTTTATTTTCTTTATCTACAAAATACATTCAGATTACCTCCATCAGATCTTCTGCCAGTCCTTTCAGGACCACAGTATTATTCTTTGCCTTCAGTTCTTCTATGTTCTTCTGCCGCAGGATCTTACTCTGTGCGGCATATTCATGGTCCTGCTTGCTCATGCGCTTGCGGATCACCTTCTGCCACTCCCGCAGGAACGGCTTGATCTCTTCTATGCCCGGCTCCTCGTCGTAGGCTCCCCGGTGCTGGCGGATGGTACCGCCCGGTTCCACCTCTATCGTGTAAAAGGGCTTGTCCGGGGACGACTGCTGCCGCAGGAAGCAGATATAGGTCTCTCTGCTGACAATCCGTTCAAAATACCTCTCTGTATTGCCTACACAGTGGTGCAGTGCCATGCCCTCTGCCGTGATCTCCATAAAGTCCCTGGGAACTACAATGCAATAGGTGTCATTCTGGTACTCAAACTTCTCTCTGATCTCGGAGAGGATGTCCTCATATCCCGGATACTTGTCCCTCATTTTCTGTGCCTGTCTTGCCGCCTCTCTTGCATCCCGTTTCCGCTGGATCTCTTCCCTGTGCAGTTCTATCTCTGCATTGACTTCATCGTGTCGGCGCTTCAATTCCCGTGGACGGTGCACCAGGGCATCATCCATGTGCTTCCCTAAATCCATTGCCATGCTGAGATAATCTTCGTACTGATCCCAGACTCCCGCTATGGTTCTGCTGGGATAGCTTTCTTTTTTCTGCCTGTTGATGTAATTCATTAACTGTTCCGGTGTCAGGTATTTTCCCGCTTCCGACTGCAGATAGTTATTCGGTTCGATCTTATTTTTTTCTGCCCAGGATATGTACTGCTCTGACAGCTTCTTTTTGTTGATGTCGGACCACTGCAGCCAGCGCAGCATACACATTCCGCCGTCTGCCTGTCTGAGGCGGTTGATCAGCTGTTTATCCTCTATCTGCAGTATCTCCTCTGCATTTTCTCCGGATACATCAATCGTGCTCCCTGAATATCCGCCCCAGTAGGTGATGCACTGTGACAGTTCATCCAGCAGACGGTAAAAGCGTCCCTTTGCCATATATTCTGCGATACCGGTAAACGCTCTGTTACTTTCCACCATGAGACCGTTATAGTGCGCTTTTATTCCCATCTGGGCAAGTTTCGGAAATACATCTGTCCATGCCTCATATGCCGTTCCATGTAATCCGGCCTGAATACCTTCTGTGTCCGGATACAGATAGGCGCTGTGCCATCTTCGGTTGCTGTTGTTTCCGGTGCTCCATCCCGGCCAGTAAAGGCTCCCATAGTAATAGACTTTCATGATATCCTTTGTGTTCCGCAGCATCATCATCCGGATGTGCTCCTCCAGTTCCGTGGTTCTCGTTCCGTATCTGTCCCACTCCACTTTTACCTTAAAGTGCCGCTCCACTCCCTGTTTATCATCCACGTTATGGATCATGGTAAGCCAGTCTGTTGTAACGATGAATATATCCGCTCTCTTGTCCACGGTCAGGAGATGTCCGCACAGAGGACAGGTGATCTGCTTCCTGTGTTTCACCGGGACACCTGCTGCCTCTTCCGGGAAATCTCCGCCACATGCCGTGCAATGACAGGTCTTTTTCTGCTTGTCATAAAAGGCATACTGCAGATCACCTACCATCTGCTCTGTGATCCAGTCATATACTGCTTTTCCCGGATCCGGACATTTGCTCATCAGCCTGCGGATCCGCTCCTCCTTGCTGTTTCTGGCCTGTTGCCTTTTATCTGCGTTATAGTCCGTTTCCATCCGCTCTATACGCTGCAGCACATCTTTTACCCAGTCCTTCTTATCTCGGGTAAGGATATCCAGTTCCTGGATCTGCTCCGGTGTCAGCCATTCTTTCTCTTTCAGCTTGTAATCCCAGTAAATTCTTTCGTAGTTATCTGTACAGCTGTTGATATTTGTTGCCTGCTTTATGCCGGTATCCGGATAATAGGTACCGTATTCCCATGTTTTCAGGTTGATCGCATGACGGCAGGTATTATTTCCGCCTCTCCACACGTCCAGGATCAGGTAATTCTCCGTCGTCTGGAATGTGATCTGCTTGGTTCTTTTTGCATCCGCCTGTATCACCGGTGCCCTGAGTATCTCTTTCCACTTCATGCCTGCTGCCTCCTTTCTGCTTCTGCCAGGTCTTCCAGGGTGTACCACACTCCCGGCAGGATATAGACTCCGTCCACATCAAATATCTTGGCCGCCGTGATCTTTCCTTTTTCTTCCCGGATCAACCCCAGATGTGCTCCGTCACAGCCGCTTACTTTGGGATGTAGTCCCCTGGCAATGGCGATCCCGTCCGGGATCCTGATCTCTGCTATGTTCTCCTTTACCTGCACCATACTGTTAGATGCTTCCCAGTTATCCCGGCGAGGATGATGTATCATGTAAAGCATGGCTTCTTTCGCAATATCCCGGTTGGTCAGCTCAACCAGTAATGTCAGCCTTGTACACGCAATGCGTGTATTACTGCCGTCTTCCGCTATGTCCCCTTCTGCCTTTGCCTTAAAATACCGGTGATCCCTACCCAGTCCGTAGTATCTCGCACAGTCCAGTACATACTCGCAGGCATGGAGACCGGTATCACCGCACTTTGATTTTTCTGCTGTAGCCGGTACGCCCAACTGATACTGAAATGTACCCTTCCCCATCGTGCAGGTCATGTCATTGTTCGTTGCCTTGTATACGATCATTTCTTCTCTCCCATGTAATAATCCAAGATGATCTTTTTCAGATCATCACGGCCACACATCCCGATCTGCCCGGCGCTCTCCGGCAGTCCTGCTGCCTTCGTGATTCTCCTGTCTACTGTTATCCTATTTTCTGATGCCAGCTTCATTCCTGCTGCCAGTACGTCCAACAGGTGCTTGTCCGGATTAAATACAGCATTGGCCAGAGCTGCGCCGTCCTCTTCCATGTGCTGTGTCGGATATTCCATCAGCATCTGGACCACAAAATCTTTCCAGTCCTTCATCTGACTCTCCAGCTTCAGGTCCTCTGCTTCCAGTTTCAGCTTACCGATTGCTGCCATTGTCTCATTGCACAGGGTATCCTCGGCATCGTCGCTGTCCATGTAGTCCTCAGCATCTTCCTTCTCCAGTCCGTTTTCCACTGCCAGTCCGATCAGTGCCTCCAGGTCTCCCTCTGCCTTCTGGGCGGCTGCTGCCCTGTTTAACTCCTCTACGGTATTAAATATTCCAAATTTCTTCTCCATCTGGTCTCCTTTCCCCGGTTGCACCGGTGCAACTACCGAGTTTTTCTCGGTAGTTCAACCGTACAAGCATTATGTACGGTTCACTTTTCTGTCATATTGTTATATTTTGTTGACATCAACAAAATCGTCTCTAACATGAGTACTCTACTCATGCTGTCAGTTTTTCGATACATCTGCAAAAATGTCTTTTAATGCCCGTTTCAACGGCAGATTAAACCGCATCCACTCCGCATATTCGTGCTTTTCGCTCTCTGCCAGCAGGATATGTCCTCCGTCCTCAATCTGCTGTAGGACCATTTCCCACAGAATTGCATTCTTGACGTCGTTTCCCCTGGCACTCTTCCAGTTGTTCCGTTGCCACTGCTCCGGCCAGTGCTGCTGTATGGCTGCTGCCACATTGCTGCACTCGGTGTGGATCACCACCGTGCAGGCATAGTTGAGACGCTGCAGTGCATCCCGGATAGCATAGAGGACGGATGCGCTCTCCGTGGTATCGTCATACTCTGCGATCTGCGGAGCAGCTTCGTAGTCGCTGCCGTTCTTTCGTTTGGTCCTCATGATGTACATTACCCGGCCGGATCCCTTCGCAGATCCCCGGAGAGTCGTGCCTATAAAGATATCCACTACTTTCAATTCATTTTCCAATTTGTCAACACCTCCTCTTCCTGTTCGGCGGTTTCTTCCGCTCGGTGCTCTTAAGTCTGATCAACGTGTAACTCCGGTACAAAAAGCCTGTCACCGGATTGATGCCCTCGTGCATCCTGGCTATGTAATATCCCTTTGGTGGCTTGACCTCCGGTTTCCAGCGGACCAACTTGTCCGTCTTAGGCTCCGGGAGCGGCATATTGCGGCTGGTATTATATGAGACCTCCGCAATTCTGGGTTTGCCCGGTGTGCCGTCTTTCCGTGGCTCCGCTGTATGCTCGTCTTTGGTCAGGTAGTCTGCCAGCTGCTCCATGTCGTCGCCGGTAAACTTGCTGTGCCGAATCTCCGCCACGTAGGTGCCGCCCTTGGTCCATGCTTTGGTTACGATAGCAACCGCATCTCCCTCCGGTGTCTGCTTGATCACAAGATGGATGTGCCAGGCCCCCTTGGTACCGCGTTCGATGTTGCGGATCCAGTAGTGCGGTGCTCCTCTCAGCCGATAGATCTTTCTGACCTTTGCCATCGCCTTCTGGAAATCCTTCAATGCTCCTGCCATATCCGGAGGGCGGTTCTCCGTCGCATATGTCCAGGTGATAAACAGGTCTCCCTGGTCAAAGTACTGGATCAGCCGCCACCGGCACAGCCTTGCCTTATTCCTCCGGTTAATCAGCCGCACCTGTTCCCTGGTCGGCTTCTCCTTCTTCTGCCTGGTCTTACCCTTCCCCCCATAATTCCCATCATGGTACTCTTCTACATCCAGGACATCCCCATGCCTTAGCCTTATTTTCTTTCTCTTAACCATGTCTCTATATCCTAACTTTAATATCTTTATCAAGTGCGCAGGGGCTTCAAAAAGCCCCGTTTTTCTTGACTTTTTCGGCTTACAGAGTTACAATTATCTTGTCATTATAAGTAGCTCTGTGAGCTGGCCGGCATCGCCAAATGCCGGCTTTTTTATTGCTCTGCGTAGACAGGCTCTACTATGTAATTATCCGGTGACCAGTAGTACCGCTTTTTGCCTGTCAGCAGGTACTCCATGCCCTGGATCTCCCTGTCGTAGCACTCCACCGTGCGTTTAAAATCTGCCCTCTCACGCTGCAGGCGGTCCAGTATGACCCGGATGGCATCATCGCTGATCGTGATGTACCGGATTCCTTTCATCATGATCAGATGTGCATTGCCGTATTTTCGGAGCACGTATGGAAAAACCTCCTGTGCCTCATGGTCAACCAGCATCATCAACGGCTGCGTTGGGGTCTGCTCCAGCCGCTCCAGAATCTCCTGCACTCTCTCGTCTTTCACGCATCCTGCCTCCTCTCAGATTCGCTACCCTCAGCTCCATAATCCGAGCCCTCCGGCGCTTTTTCTGCCATTTTTCCACCTGAATCTCACAAAAAAGGCAAAAAATAAAAAGCATAGCCGCCAAACCCATGATCATGGCGATCTGCTCTCCTACTTCTGTTGTCTTAAATACTGGCTCCAAGAGCAAAGCTCCGAGAAGCGATATCACAATATCTTTATACATACATTTGCCTCCTTGTCCCCTATGGTTACCTGCATGCGTGTCACTTTCATTATCTTAACCAGTGCCTCTACTGTAATAGCCTGATCACCTTGTTCCCAGCGGCTGATAGTCTGTCTTGCATATCCTGTCTTTTCTGCAAGCTGCTCCTGCGTCAAATTTTGTGACTCTCTCGCATGCCTGATAAAAGCTCCTATCTTCTCTCTGCTCATTTGTCTTCCTCCAATCTGATCACGCCCTCTGCGTGGTGCCCGGCGCTGATCTACCGGGCCCACCGGAAGGAGGTCGGCATGCCGTCATAGCAGTGACATGCCGTCAATGGGTATGTGGTGCTGTCAGATGACGCCACGCACAGAACGTGATCTATTATGCTTGTCCATGCCCTCTACGTGGTGCCCAGGCGGGGATCCTGGACACACACGCTAATTGTGTAAAAGGGGAGTGTGGTGTTGGGAATACACCACGTACAGGGCACGGATATTTGCAGTTATGCTGTTTCTATTTCCTTCTTGACTGCATACCCCAGAGTCTTCAGGCTCTGTTCATTCAGCCGTAAGGCAATCTCTGCCTTTTTCATGGGATCCATATCATCCAGTGACAATACCTGATCCCCGATGTGGATTAAATTCACAATCCGCATATGTACCTCCTGACTGCTTTTTTACAGCTTATGGTGCTATGGTTGTCTATCTTGCATTCTCCAACTGGAAGATTGCCCACCGAATCGTCGCCTTCGTGTCTTCGTCAATGTCATCGCGCTCCAGCAGAGCATATAATCTGTCGATTCTCTCCATTCCCGTTGTCTCCTTCCTGCCGGAAGCGCTCTGTCTCAGACACCTTCTAAGAAGAAAAAATAGTCTGTGACTTGAAAATCTGGTGTAGGGCTGTTGCAAGGCCTTGTACCTTTTTTTCATCAAAACAAAGTTTCTTATACCCAAGCAGATCACATACCGCATGCAGAATCTCATGCATTAGCACCTGTTCTTTCAGTTCCTGGGGCATATTCTTGTCAATCTTGATTACTCCGGTAAGAAAATCAATTTCTCCTTTTCTCGGTTCTTCCTTATTGACTACCTCAACTTCCTGAATCTGATACACTACTCCAAGAATGTTGATTTTATCTACCATTGGTTATTCCTCCTTCCCTATAAAATCTCTTGCATCCTCTATCCTCTTTTCCTATACTGTTCTTACAGGCTCTTGCCTATATAAAAATCACTCCACAGAAAGGAGATTCTCATGTTACTTTTAAAAAAACACTATAGGGTGCTTCGATATATTTACCGCAAGAAAACGGTATCTTATTCACAGTTGTCCAAAAAATTCTGTGGAAAACTCTCTCTTGATGAACTCAATGTTTTTCTGCGTAGCCAGTATGTCGAATTGTCTACTCCTGCGTACAGCAAATATGGTGATCCCATGTCCTTTTCTGCTGATACTCTGGTACATCTCAGCACTACCGGTATTGCTGAAGTCGAAGCCCATCAATGGTTCGATCTGCAATATGTCATTACTCAAATTCTGGTACCTATCGTGATTGCTCTATGTACCTATTCTCTTACCTGCTTCTTAGGAAATTACTTTTGACAGGATTGCTCCCAGTAACCCTCCAAAGATTCCTGAAGCAATCGGTACCCAGTTATCTTCTAGAAACCATTTGATGCGGTCTTTCACTCCTGCTGCCTCCTTTACTGATTGCCACTGCCATCTTCCGATTCTTTTTCAAAAAGATATCGCAGTGTAAGCTTTGGAAAAAAACTTCGCTGAATTGTTATTGCTTCATCAATGGTAAAAGAACTATCCCCATTGATTTTATTTGCAGCACTGTTTCTATGAATTCCCAGTAATTTAGCTATAGCTTCAATGGTAATTCCGTTTTTTGCCATTTCTCCTTTTAAGTTGATGCACGGCATTTTTCTCACCTCCGTTTATGCATTTGCATAACTTATGTTCGTAGTATATATTCGTTTGCATATCTTGTCAATAGTTTTTTATGCTTTTGCATATATTTTTGTTTACTTTTTATTCATTATGTGATACATTCAGCATATAACAACGGAGGATATGATTATGGGAATTGGAAGTAAATTATCACAACTACTGGACGCAAACGGTACTAATGCCAATGAGCTTGCCAATAAAATAGGTGTATCACCTCAAACCATTTACTCTATGATTAAGCGTGATAGTAAAAAGGCTGATATTGATGTTCTTTTAAAGATTGCAGATTCATTTGGAGTTAATGCTGAATACTTTGTTGATGATGAAGATGCTCCTCATACTATTGCCGCCCATTTTGATGGCTCTGAGTATACAGAAGAAGAACTTGAAAAAATCAAAGAGTATGCTGCCTTTATCAAAGCTAACCGGAAATAATTCATTGTGTGAACAGGGGTGTTTTATTTGACAGATTATGAAATGCTTTTAGATTCCGCAGATATTCAAAATGTGACTGTTGATGAAACTTCACATTTCTGTGGAACGCAAATTAAGGGATTGTATTTAGATAACCACATTGCTCTCAGCAAAGATTTACGCTCTGATACTCAAAAACGCTGCATTTTAGCAGAAGAACTTGGTCATTACCATACTACCGTTGGAGACATTATCGATCAGTCCTCCGACACCAACCGCAAGCAGGAGCTCCGGGCGCGTCTCTGGAGTTATAACAAACTGATCGGCTTGCATGGGATTATATCCTGTTACAAAACCGGCTGTCAGACAGCATATGATATGGCTGAGCATCTTGGGGTAACCGAGGAATTTTTACATGAAGCGCTCCAATGCTACCGTAGCAAATATGGTATCTATACTAGATTTGATAATTATGTTGTCTACTTCGAACCGACATTGTCTGTTCTGGAGTTGATCTAATCCACATATAAAGGGGGATTTTATATGGCTGATTTTTTAATTACACTATTTTTAGGACCTCTGGGAGTTCACAAATTTATTAAAGGCGAACATGTCTTAGGATTCGTTTATTTATTTACATTTGGTCTTTTCGGTATTGGATGGATTATTGATGTTATTTCTGCTTATAATGCCATGGTCGGGGATGTGACACCTGCAGCACAAATCGCCACTGAGACTCCAGATGTCACATTATCGCTCAATACTTCCTCTTCCAGGCAATTTGTATCTAAGCCTACCATTAAAAATGTATCTCTGACGGGATACCACACAATCCACGCTATTACCGATACAAAGCCCAATACACTTTATGCTCTACAGAAATTATGCTTTCCAGAAACCAAAAAAGGATCTGTGTCTGGCAATCAAATTCTGGCAGGCTGTGATTCTATTCTTTCACAGTGTAAGCGCATCATCGATGACTGCAAAGAATTAATTAATAATACTGATAATCCAAAAACTTTTTTTGATCGATATAGTTTATTAATATGCACTTATGAGCAAATGGCTGAATATGAGACTTACATCGAAATTTATGGTTATCAGCCTCTTGAATCCCTGGAATACTACTATAATTCTATGGATGCCTATCAGAAGAAATTAATAGATTGGCGCTATAATAAGGCAATAATCAAAGCGGATTCCTTAAAAACCGAAAGCGGCAAGAAAAACCAATATATCAAAGCATATAGTGAACTACAATTTTACGAGAATGAAATGTCTCCTCTTGTACAGGAGTATCTTAAAAAGAAATTTAGTAAAAAGATTCCTGTGGTTTCTATTGAAAGTAACTCATAGTTGCACCAGTGCAACTTACAATAAAAAATCAGCCCCAGTGCGCCAACACCAGAGCTGATCCGATCTTACCGGGAAAGTCCCGAATAAAATCACCTTGAACAAGTGCATTTTATCATCTTCCCGGGCAGATTGCAATGCAAACATATGTCCGGGCATCTTTATGCCCATTTTTCCGTATATTTATTTAGGGGGAATGTGCAATGTCTAAGAAAGTGATTCGTAAGCCTGCAGAGTCCGCGGATCGAATCCGCACCGGTGCTGCTTATATCCGCGTCAGTACCGATGATCAGCTGGAGTATTCCCCGGAATCCCAGTTGGAAGAGATCAAAAAGTACTGCCTGCAGCACAACATCCTGCTTCCGGCCGAATATGTCTTCGTGGAAGAGGAAGGACGCTCCGGCCGCAAGTCCAGTAACCGGTATGCATTCCAGAATATGATTGCAATGGCCAAGATAAAGCCGAAGCCCTTTGATGTCATTGTCCTGTGGAAGTTCAGCCGTTTTGCCAGGAATCAGGATGAGAGTACCTTCTACAAATCCATGCTCCGGAAAAAGCTGGGAATCGATGTGGTGTCCGTCAGTGAGCCACTGATCGATGGCATGTATGGCCGCCTCATCGAAATGATCATTGAATGGCAGGATGAATTCTACTCCGTGAACCTCTCCGGGGAAGTCCGCCGTTCCATGCTCTCCCGTGCCCGCAAGGGTCTCTACAACGGTAAAATGCCACTGGGATATACCAAGGCTCCGAATGAGAATCCTGTCATCGAAGAGCAGGAAGCCGCTATTGTCCGTAAGATTTTCGATATGTACGCCACCGGCAGCGACATCAACTACATCACCAGAGATCTGAATGACCATGGATACAAGACGAAGACCGGTAATCATTTTGACCAGGAAGGTGTGATCTACATACTGGAGAATCCCTTCTACATCGGTAAGGTTCGCTACAACATGCGGGAATCCAGTGCTACAAGTACCCTGCGGGATCCCGAGGAATGGATCATCAGTGACAGCTTCCATGAGCCAATCATTGACATGGATACCTGGAACATAGTCCAAGAGCGCCGGGAACGCAGTAAGAAGCTGATGCAGCGCTATGAGCATCCGGTCTCTCACACGAAGCACTGGCTGTCCGGTCTTGTAAAATGTCCAGTCTGTGGCAAGTCCCTGTCACATAAAGAAGGTTATCCCCGGAAATCCACTCACGGCGGATCCTATATCTCCGGCGAGGGTTTCCAGTGTCTGGGATACATGAAAGGGCTTCATACAGGCTCGCAATACATCTCTGCAAAGAAACTTACCTCTGCCGTAATTACGTCGCTCCATGAGGTACTGGAGAGCGTCACGGACGTATCCTTTGAGCTTGTCCGCACCTATGAGCCGACTGTAGAGCTGGACAGGCAGCGTTACCAGCGTGAACTGGCTTCTCTGGATCGAAAACTGGAACGTATCCGGGAAGCTTACATGAACGAGATCGACACTCTGGAAGATTACAAGCAGAATAAAGAGATGATTGAGAAGCGCCGGGCAGACCTGGAAATCCTGCTCTCAGAGCTGACGACTGCTGCCTCCGGTCCCGAGAACTACAAAGAGCAGTTCTTAAGCCGTGTACAGTCTGTCCTGGATATTATCGAAAGTGACGCACCGAATGACCTGAAAGCGGAAGCCCTCCGGGGCATTGTGCGTAAGATCGTGTTCTACAAGGACACAAATACCCTTGAATTCCACTATTACCTCATGGTAGAATGAATCCTGTAAGCCGCATAAACACTGGGATTATAGAATAGTAGCCGTATTTCCGATCATCCCCCACCATGCCCCGCATCCAATACGATCAATGGCATAAAAAAGCTCCCGCATATCCTTTTGTTTCATGATATGCGGGAGTTTCCCCATTTAGATATTTATTTCAAAAGTGCTGCCGTCACTTCC